CAGTACATGACGAGCTAATCGCCGTCGTGCCTGATGCTGAGGTGGAAGAAGCCAAGACTTGGGTCTTGGAGCAAATGACCATTGAGCCGCGCTACATGCCGGGGCTACCTTTGGACGCTGACGGTGGCGCTCACCGTAGATATGGGTTAGCAAAACAATAAGGAGAGAGAATGGTTACACAGATACCAAAAACAATAAGAGTCGGTAAGCGACGGTATTCGATCGAAGTGGTAGAGACAATGCTGCAACGCAGAACAATGGGGACGATTAACCACGACACCCAACGCATCACGATCGGAGCCAAGAGCAATGTGACAGGACAGCGGTACAGCCAAGCAATGATGACAGATACCTTTTGGCACGAGTTGGTTCACGCCATACTCAACGACATGGGTAAACACACATTGAACAAAGACGAGAAGTTCGTCACTGGCTTTGCCAACCGATTAACCAAAGCAATTCAATCAGCGAGATTCTAATGAACGTCACATGGTCACACAGTTCCCTCAAAGAATACGAGGGATGCCCACGCCGATACCACGAGGTGAAGGTGCTCAAGAACTTCCCGTTCAAAGACACAGACGCCACGTTGTATGGCAAAGAGTTCCACAAAGCAGCAGAAGATTACATCAAGGAAGGCAAGGACTTACCCGAGGCTTTCATGTACTGCCAAAGCACGCTTGATGCGTTGAAGAAGAAAGATGGGCGCAAGCTGTGTGAGTTCCAGATGGCGTTGACCACAGACTTAAAGCCAACCGGATGGTTTGATAAGGATGTGTGGGTGCGTGGTGTAGCAGACTTGCTCATCATTGATGACGACAACTTGACCGCATGGGTAGTGGACTACAAGACCGGCAACAACAAGTATCCGGATCGTGAACAGTTAAAGCTAATGTCGCTCATGGTGTTCGCCCATTTCCCACACATCAGGAAGATCAACTCAGCGCTTGTGTTCGTGGTCAAAGAAGACTTCGTAAAGCACAGCATGACAGTCGAGCAAACCCCACAAGAGTGGTGGCAATACAGACAGCGAATCGCTAGAATCGAACAAGCCCACGCCACTGGTGTATGGAACCCAAAACCATCAGGCTTGTGTCCGTGGTGTCCTGTGACATCTTGTGAGAACCATCCCAAACATTAAGGAGTTAATCATGGCAACCAAACGTAAATCAAGCGCTGAGAAGATTGCATACAACACCAAGTACGAGTCTTCGCCCAAAGAAGTGAAGATGCGCGAAGAGCGCAACAAAGCCCGTGCTATCGAGATGAAGCTAGGCAAAGTAAAGAAGGGAGATCAAAAGGAAGTGGACCACATCAAGATGCTGGATGCAGGCGGTAAGAACGTAGCCAAGAACTTGAGGGTAGTACCCAAGAGTACAAACAGAAGTTGGCGCGATGAACACGGCAACATTTACGGCAAGAACAAAAAGTAAACGAGAGAGAAACAGATGGATATCATAGAGAACAAAGCCTTAGTTTTTAGAACAAGAAACCCTGAGAAGTACCAAGTCATTCCCAAGCACAAGATCATCGAACGCGAAGACGATGGCTACGATGTAGCGGTGTATTGGGGGCTTGACGAGGTAAGAGTATTAAAGAATCTTGGTGTCAAGAACGTACCATCTCCGATCATTAAACGCTATGAATGGCCCGGGCGCTTCATGCCCATGCAACACCAGATCGAGACGGCATCATTCCTCACACTGCACAAGAAAGCCTTTGTATTCTCAGAGCCCGGTACGGGCAAGACACTATCAGCGCTATGGGCAGCCGACTACTTGATGAAGATTGGGCATGTGAGACGTTGTTTGATTCTTTGTCCTTTGTCCATCATGCAGTCTGCGTGGCTTAGCGACTTGAACAACAGTATCATCCATCGCTCTGCCGTTGTCGCGCACCATGCGCAAGCTACCCGCAGGATCGAGATGATCCAACAGAACTATGAGTTCGTCATTGCCAACTATGACGGGCTGAACCTGATTGCCAATGAAGTCGTGAACGATGGCCGCTTTGATCTCGTGATTGTTGACGAAGCCAACGCATACAAAACCGTGAGCACCAAACGATGGAAAGCGCTCAAGTCCATTCTGCGCCCTGACACACATTTGTGGATGATGACTGGAACCCCCGCGTCTCAGTCTCCAGTCGATGCGTACGGTTTGGCCAAGCTCGTGAATCCCACAGGCGTGCCGATGTTCTTCACAGGGTGGAGAGACATGGTGATGAACAAAGTGACAATGTACAAGTGGTCACCCAAGCCCAACGCCAAAGACTTGGTGCATGAAGCGCTGCAACCTGCGATCAGGTTCACCAAAGAACAATGCTTGGACTTGCCCCCAGTGCTCACCATGACACGCGAAGTGCCACTCACACCACAACAAGCCAAGTACTACAACATGCTCAAAGAACAAATGCTTGTTCAAGCAGCAGGGGAAACCATTAGTGCCGTTAATGCTGCCGCATCTGTATCCAAGTTATTACAGATTAGTTGCGGTGCAGCATATACCGATGACAAAGAAGTGGTCGAGTTCGATGCGTCTCCAAGACTGCGTGTGCTTGAGGAAATACTGGAAGAGACTGAGCGCAAAGTAATTATTTTTGCTCTATTCAAATCCACAATTGACGCGATATACAACCATTTACTTAAGCGTGGTATCACGGCAGATTTCATCAACGGATCGGTTACCCCATCAAAACGCTCGGACATTATTAGGAGATTCCAGAATGAGGAAAACCCTAGGGTCTTGGTGATGCAACCACAAGCAACTGCGCATGGGATAACATTGACAGCCGCCGATACGGTGGTATTCTATGGACCCCTGATGAGCGTTGAGCAATACACACAAGCCATTGCCAGAGCGGATCGCAAGGGGCAGAACTCAGACAAGGTAACAGTGATTCACATCCAAGGCTCGCCCATCGAGAAAAAAATGTTCAAAGCGCTTGAAGCCAAAGTGAGCGACAACCATTTGGTAACACAAATGTTTGAGAACGAAATAAATATTCAAAAGGAGTTGCAATGAAATAAAAAACTGATATAGAATGTCTAACACTTGACAACAACAAGAGAAGAGAGAAACAACATGGATACAGAAACAGAAACAATACCGTTAGAAAAACTCGTACAGATTTATCGCAAGATAAAAGAAAAAGTCGACACTCTCACGCAAGAGTACGACACCAAACTTGAGACACTCAAAGCCCAACAAGAGGAGATCAAGTTTGCGCTCAAAGACATGATGAAGACCGATGGGGTCGCATCATTAAGGACTGCCCACGGAACGGTTAGTCTGATCACCAAGACCAAGTATTCAACACAAGACTGGGATTCGTTCAAACGATTCATCATCGAGCACGAAGCCGTTGACCTGTTGGAGAAGCGAGTGGCTCAGAGCAACATGGCGCAGTTCCTTGCAGAAAACCCCGGTGCCGTTCCACCGGGCTTGAACTCCATCACGGAGTACGAGATTCGTATCACTAAACCTTCTAATTGAAAGCAAACCCTATGTCCAACATATCCGTATTCAATCCCGCACAAGTTCCTTCATTCGCACAAAACGGAGAACTTTCCGAAACAGCCAAAGCCCTCATGGGTGGAACGCTCAACTCTTCCAAGCGCATCTCTATCAAAGGCGGTGTGTTTAGATTAGTAGCCGGTGGCAAAGAGATGGCATCCATTGAGGAGCGCCATCTTGACGTGATCGTGGTGAAAGCCGCGCCCAAAGTAAGCCGTATCTTCTATGCCAAGTCGTACGATGGTGACAACATCACTGGACCCGATTGCTGGTCTAACGATGGCGAAAAGCCCGATGCGTCCATCAAAGCGGCACAAGCGCCTACATGCATGACTTGCAAACAAAACATCGCCGGATCAGGCCAAGGTAATAGCCGCGCTTGCCGTTACCAACAGCGCTTGGCGGTGATGCTTGCTGATAACCCTGATGAAGTGTTGCAGTTGACATTGCCCGCGACATCCGTGTTCGGTAAAGAAGATGGTGACAAGCGCCCACTTCAAGCCTATGTCCGTCACCTCGCATTGGCGTCACCTCCCGTTGACGTTGAGAAGATCGTGACTCGCATGAAGTTTGATACCAAGGCTGAGTCTCCCAAGTTGTTCTTTTCCCCTGTGCGTTGGTTGACCAATGTAGAGTACGAGTTGTCCAAGGCCAAAGGCAACACCCAAGAAGCGATGGATGCAATCCGCATGACGGTTGCCCAGACTGATGGAGTGAAACCAAAAGCTGCACCACTTGCACTTGCAGGCAAACCACCTGTTGAAGACGAGATTGAAGAAGCGCCAGCGCCCAAAGCAAAGGTGAAAGCAGAACCCGTGGAAGACGCAGGTGAACCAGAAGTTCGCAAAGAGGCGGCAAAGCCAAGTGCTGTGCCTGCTAAGAAAAGCAAACTGGCTGACATCGTGTCTGATTGGGATGATGAATAAGTAAGTTCAGGGGGTAGCAAGGGCGGTCGCAATGCGTAAGTCGGGGTGTTTTTTTTCTTTGGATTTTTTAGACCTCGTTAGATATCCGCCAACATACTTACGGTTGTGTTTCCCCTGACTTCAAGGTCGCGCTACCCCCACCTTTAAAGTAAGACAATGCCATACTCAGACAAAATCGTTGAACTCGTGGCTCGATCGCCTAAAACTCTTGGGAGTACCCTTGGGCGTTGGGCTATTCATTTGGACTTCCCTGTTACAAAAATTGCATATGCGCTTGGCGTCACCCGACAAACTGTGTACAACTGGTTTGAAGGCAAAGATGTTTTTGTGGCGTACCAAAACAGGGTAGAACTTTTAACAAAAATTATGTCGACGTCCAAGACGGCCGACGAAGCATGGAGAAGAATATGCAAGGAATACAACCTCGATCCCTCAGTAACTCGGAACTGATTCAGTACTCAGCCATGTTCATTGATTCCAATGAAGGCATGCCCCTCGCATGGCAACACGAACTGCTGCGCCGATACATCGCTCTTGCCCCAACAGAAACGCACCTGTACCCCCAAGAAGGTCAGCTCGATCTCTTTAAATAACCCGAAGGAAATGAATGGAACCGCTAGAGTTTATGGCGGCGGTTTTGCCGTCTCCGGGCAACGGACGCTATTGCGTGGCAGAACTCACCAAAAAGAAGGAACACGTTTATGTTGATGATTTACAAGAAGCCGAAGCGAAGATAAACCAGTGGAAGAAAAACGGTTATGACATTTATTTCGCGCTTGGCACGTTTGGCGCAGAAGACACGCGAGTTGCCGCCAACGTCCAAATGGTCAAGTGCATTGCGGTGGATGTCGATTGCAATCACCCTAAAGATATACCGGATGAGAACGGCGTCATCAAACCAAAGGCGTACCCATCCGCTCAAGCGGCAGCCAAGGCAATACTAGACTTCTGCGATGAAGTTGGGTTGAGCGATCTTGGTAGCCCTTGGATGGTGGCATCAGGCGGTGGCGTGCATGCCTACTGGCCGTTCACAGACGCTGTGGACAAAGAAGAATGGAAGCCTGTGGCCGAGGGGTTCAAGCGCTTGTGCAATCAAAAGAAACTGGCGATTGACAACACAATCACAGGGGATGCGTCCAGAGTTCTGCGTGTGCCTGACACCATCAACACCGGCGTCAAAGGCAAGAAGAAGGTTAGGGAAACTACCAATGTACGCTTCAAGAACGAGGGAGACTTCTTCGAGTTTGAAGACATCCGTGGATTGGTTGAGAAGCACCTTGTGGGCACAGCCTACGAGACAGTCACTAAGCCGCGCGTGTCGCTGGATATAGCAGGAACACCGATTGCGTCAAGCGGTACGACGGTCAAGCTGTTTGAGAACTCAGTCACGCGCTTTAAGATCATTGCAGAAAAGACTGCCAACGGCACAGGTTGCGGACAGCTCGACCACTACGTGAACAACGCAAGTGACGATGGTATGGAGCCACTCTGGCGTGGGTTACTCAGCATTGCGCAGAAGTGCGAGGACGGTCCGAAAGCTGCAATATGGCTCAGCAAACTTCACCCTTACGATGAAGGGCGCATGCACCAGAAACTGTCCGAGATTAAAGGGCCCTATCCATGTACCAAACTCGATAGTGAAAACCCCGGTGTCTGCCCCGGTTGTATGCACTGGGGAAAGATTACAAATCCGTTAGCGTTGGGTCGTGCCACGGCAGTGACCACGACAGAGAAAATCGTAGAGATCGACAAGAAAGAATACAAGAGACCCGAGCCCCCA